TCCCTGGTAAATTACCAAGTGATGTTGATCAGAAAGATATTTTCTTATTTAACTTGCGCACCTTTGTGAAAAATTATTTTGGTGTAGACATTGCGTACATTGCAGTGTTGGAATCATTGTGGACAACTATGTTCAAGCCCCTTGTTAAAATTATGGGGCTTTTAATCACTGTTGGCTTTTTCGTTACTTATGTTCAACGAAAGCTCAAAGAAACAGATGAAGAAGAAGATGTAGAGTTGACCGCTGGTACTCAAAATAACAAAGGTAAAAATAAAACTGGACGTGGTGCCGCCCCAAATAGGAGAGCTGGCAAAAAGGCAAAGAAGAATGCAGCAAAGCGCTTTGAAGTTGTGCAATCTGGAACTCCTAAGGAGCCAGAAATGCATTTAGACTCTGAGTCAAGTGAAGATGACGATCAAGCAATTACAACATTTCATAGAGAAATGGATTATGAAGATCGATATTCGTATGCCACTGAAGAGCCTTCAGCCTTTCGCAGGAGAATGCGAGGACAAGGGTTAACGATTCCGCCTGTTCGTAAAGTTGGTGAATCAACCCTTCGCAATAAAATTCGACGCTCTAAACTCCCTGTAAGGGTGAGTAGCATTGCACTGCGTAAATGGATTGGTGAAGCTAAAGTAGCCTATTCCAAACCTTGTAAACCACAATCGTTCAATACAGATGACTTGTCAACTGGTGTTTATAAATTTTATCAAGTTTTAGATGATGGAAAAACCATCTACTTGTGCACCGGAACACACATTGGGAATAAAATGTGGGTTGTTTTACACTCACTCTCTGAAGACCTATCGATAAATTATCGTGCAGTAAATAATAAGCACACAATTAATTTTAAAGGTTCAGATATGTATGTTGTTGGAGATCAACTCGCAACATTCCCTGTTAACGGCTTTGCAAGCCCTTTTAGAAGTTCAGCGCTCCGTGTTATGGAAGACGCTTCAATTGTAACTGTTTTCGGATATGGAAATGGCTTGAATGCCTCCCCCGACTCAATTGTTGGTTTTGCCAGCCCACTCGGATGGTGTAATGCCAAAACTCGAGCTGGTGACTGTACTTCGCCTGTATTAGACCATGAAGGTCACATCGTAGGCTTTTGGACTCACGGAAATGGAGTCGATTTTGGCCGTTTTGAGCCAGTTAATGCCACGATGATTGAACACCAGAAAAGCAACGCACAATCCATTCATTCTGGACTGGATTTTCAGTTGCGCCCCCAACACCTCAAACGTTAATGATGCCGGACAGCCCTTTTTGGGCCCGGTACCCAGAGCGATATGCTCTGCCAAACGGAATCAAGAAATTTTATGGTTCCGGATACCTCTCAGAGGATCACCAGAAGTATCTTAAAGAAGATTACTTCGAGGTCGTGGGGGCCTGCAACCGTTTCCCGCGGTATAAAAATAAAAAGGGAATTGATCCACAAGTAAAAATGTACTTAGATGCAGAAGAAGTGGAAATTAAAACTGAATGGGGATTACCAACCCCTAACCAAGATGCTGCTTACAAATCTCTTGGAAAATATGGTAAAGCCACAGTTAACATGTCACCTGAAGACGTTAACAAACTAAATAAGGCTTTTGAGTATATGACTAGACAATTTTACCCGTATATGGGAAACTCAAAAGTGTTGCCAATGGCTGAAGCAATACAAAGACTTGATATGAGTACTAGTAGTGGATGTCCATTTAATGAGGAATTCACGAAAAAGTGTGATCTGTTTGAAAACGATCCACTTATATTGGAATGGCTTGAACAGGACTGGGAAGTCTTGGGCCGTGATCCTAATTGGACGACAATATTTTCATCAAGTTTAAAAGAGGAATTGAGACCTCTCGAAAAGATAGCAGAAAACTCAATTAGAACGTTTGCTGCCGGAGCCGTAGATGCTACCGTGCATGGTAACCGATTGTTTGTTGATATGAACGAGAAAATGTATGCCTCACATTTGGCATCCTCGTCTACGATCGGAATGACACCCTTAAAAGGAAATTGGGATAAATTATACCGCAAACTTAGTGTTTTCTCGAAAGGTTATGCATTAGACGAATCACAATATGATTCCTCCCTTAGAGAATTTATGATGTGGGGTTGTGCCAAATTTAGATGGCAATGTCTTCGATCAGAAGATCAGACACCGATTAACTTACAAAGAATTAAAACCTATTATCGGAACCTCATCAACACCGTTATCTTAACACCAGAAGGTATTCTAGTCATGAAAAAGCTTGGCAATCCGTCAGGCTCAGTAAATACCGTTACAGATAACACCCTTATTTTATATTGGTTGTTGGCTTATGCTTGGATTAAACAAGCGCCAGAAGATTATCAAGGCTATGAATGCTTTGAGCAAAACACCAGTAAAGCCCTCCTTGGCGACGATAATACGTGGACGGTTTCTGATGAAGCCCACGAGTTCTACAATGGAAGAACCGTTATCGAAGTGTGGAAAACCGTTGGAATAACAACGACCACCGACTCCTTAGAGCCACGCTTGCCGGAAGAATTAGATTTTCTTTCAGCACATACAGTTTTTATTAGGAACAAAGCAGTTCCCCTGTATGATAGGAATAAATTAATGCAATCTTTGCTATATGCACCTCAGGCACATTTAACGCCCGAAACAACACTCATGCGAGTTACTTGTTTATTGCAAGTTGGATGGACAGATTTACCATTCCGCAAGTTTTGTCGAGGTTTAATTGACTTTTTGCTTCAAGAATATGATCACTTACTTAAAGATGATCAGCGGTGGATTATGGCCAAATGCCAAATCCAAACAGATGAATTTTATTATGGATTGTTCACCGGAGAAAAGCAAATCCTTTACCTCAAAGCACAGTCTTATCAAGAAACGCAAGAAAGATTTAGAAAGCTTGATAAAGCCAGAAATATGGCTTCTGTTGCGAGGAAAACGCAAGTGCAAAGAAAACGACGAAACCAGCGTCGTGGGCCCAAAAAGGGAAAAACTACTGGTAAGAAAACCGCAAATCGAATGCCGCAAAAGCGTGCTAATCGAGCGCCCCAATCCAAAAGAAGAGGCGCAAAGAAGGGAGGTGGCGGAGCCTCTGGACTTGGTGGAACCAGTTATGGCAGTAGTAAAGCCCGTTCCATCACTGTGGAGAATGAAGAGTTCGTTACTGCAGTCACTGTTGCTGCACAACCCGCTTTCAATGTTACATCGTATGCGATTAACCCGGGACAAGCAACTTTGTTTCCTTGGCTATCGAAACAAGCCGCTCAATGGGAAAAGTACTATTTTGAGTACCTTGAGTTCTTTTATAAGAGAGAAGTTTCGGAGTTTGCTACTGCAGGCTCAGCTGGGAAAGTTATCTTTAGTGTTGATTTTGATGCTTCTGATGCTCCTCCTCTTACCAAGCAACAAATGGAAGATACGATTCCACACATGGATGCTATGCCATGTGAAAACATGACTCTTAGATTACCACGAAAAGAATTACGTGGCGAGTCTGTTATTTCAAAATATGTGCGCCCTGGTGGATTACCCGGTGCCGCTGACATCAAGACCTATGATGTTGGAATTTTGAATGTTGCAACCCAAGGCATCACTGTCAATGGGGAGGTTGGCGAACTTCGAGTTCGTTATAAGTGTGTCTTTTGCGTTCCAATTTTGGAAAATCTTGCAGGAGCACCTACCAACAATCAGGTTGCAATTTTCCAAAGTGTTGGAAATGAAGCCGTGGCTGCTAATTCTGTTGCCAAAAATATTTTGTACGGTGGTACAGCCATCAATCCATTGGGGATTGTTAACACTGCTGGATCTTTTGTGTTGCCTGCTGGCAACTATCTGGTAGATTATTTTGTTGTTCTCAAACAATCTGTTGCCGCCGATGCGGTTCTTGGAACTGCGGATTTGCAAGTTTCAGGAGCATCAATTTGGACCGCTGGAAACATTCCATTTAATGGATATGCAGGAGTCGGCAATGCAGCTGATGAATCCGCTACCATTAATGGAAGTTACTTTTTAACATCCAATGGAGCAACTCCAATAACTTTTCCAGTTATTGCATACTACACAGGCGGAGCCCCAACAATGGGTGGCTCAGT